TCGTTAATGAGTTGCTGTTTAATTCTCATGGTTAAGATATTTCCCACCTTGGGAAGTGTATCTAGGTTAAGAATTAAAAGTCTGTCCATTACTGATAGTTTCATAAAACTCCTTTCATATAAGGGCGTGATTATGGCTCACGCCCGAAGCCAGTATTAGTTAAACAACAGCATCATAAAGGGCGAGGTATCTTGTACCGCCGGGGGTCTTAACTCGCAGCCATTCTTCTACATTTGCCGGGGCAGAACCCTGATGGTCATACCAAAGATTAGTCGCACCGGAAGAAACGCCGGATATGGTGAAGAAGAAACCCGCACCGTCCATTGCCGCTACGCCGTCACCCTGTGTACTGCAATGGATGAAACTTGTTGCCGTTCCAGTTGAAGCACCACTCCCCAAGTTCAATTCAATTTCCAACGGGGCATAAGTTCCAGAAGATGTACCCGCCGACAAATCCATTTCAGCACAGAAGGATGAACCTAATCCCGTTGTACTGCCGTTAGCACCGTAAACAACATGAGACTTGAGGGCGTTAGACCATCCGCCAAGAGCTACGTTGGTAGTCATGTAGAATTTAGCACGACCTCCGACACCGCCCGCACCGGTCATTGTGCTATTAACCAAGAAAGGTTCTGCACTTGTTGAACCATTGGTGGAGGCACAGGTTGTATACATTTCAAAGTGTGGCGAACCTGCTGTTAATGTAATCTTGGAAGCGGAAGTTCCAACGCAAATCGCCTGTGTTGCTGTACCAGAAGGTATAAAGAGTCCCTTCAGGTCAACTGTACCGTTCATCGTGGTTGTACCAGTGACCGTAAAATTTTTAGAGCAGGTAATGTTACCTGCTGAATTCTGTGTTAATGAAGTTAAATTCTGCATATGTTCTCCTTAGTGAAATGGGGGGACTTACCGGACGTTACTCCGCACTTTCTTGTGCATCCCCTGGGCTTTCGGCCTTTGTTTCGACCAAGGCTGATTCCCTTGGTTTTTTAGTTTTCTTGAAACCCCTGTACTGATTGTTGCTTCTTATGAGTTTCTCAATTACCTTCTCTTTCTTCTGAAGGTCTGCTTCCGCTTTGCGTTTCGTGTCCTCTAATTGAGATTTCAACGCCTGTATCTCTATGTCCTTATCCCTTAATGACTGTGTAAGTTTCCTTACCTTGTAGTCATTGTTCAAGAGGACACCATCAAATTCTGTCATACAATTCCTTTCCCTTGCGGTTTGTCTAAGTTATCCTTGGCGTTCTCCCCTACGATAATGTCCATCTTCGCCCTGTCTATCGGCTCGTAAAGGGCTAATCGCTTGGTCTGTAAAAGGGTGAACTTTTCCGTTTCAAACGGTTTCAGTCCAAGAATTTCTTTGGTGTATTCCTCGTCCAGTTCCTCAAAGAGTTTCCTGAAGTACGGTTCTCTGTCAATGAACTGTAAGAAATGCTGTGCCTCTATGCCCCTACTGATTTGTTCTTGTGGAGTCATTAAATAGCAATCCTTTCTTTATTTGCTCGTCTTGTTTCTAACATCTTTGCTATTGATTCTGGTGAATTATGGCTACCTATTCTTGAGCGTTTAAGATTTTCTATTAGTTCTTTTGCAACACCTCTTGCCCTAGCTTTTAAACTCATTTTGTGTTTTGTTTCTTCTGAAATAGGTTTTCTGTTTTTGGCAGCCTCTCGCATCTTGACTATTGTTTCTGGGCTGTTCTTTCTCCCTATAATTTTTGAAATACGTTTCTCGATTAATTCGGGAGATTGCTTTCCTGTTTTACGCCCCTTGTGAAATAAACTTAATTTCCGTTTCGTTTCATCTGATAGGCTATATCCTTCTCTACCTTCTCCGCCGTCTGTTAGATTATAGCCATTTGGTGCTTTACTGTTATAAATACGAATCCAGAATTGTTCTTTTTCATCGAGTTCTTGTTTCGTGTATGCGTAGTCAATGACCGATACCGCAAAATTTTCAAATCCGTATTTCTTGATAGCTTTACCGATAGGGAACTTATTACTGTGTTTATGGTACTGCACCCTGCTTCTTAGTGTTCGTTGTGTTTGTCCGATATAAACGTGACCGTTTATTTTATTCTCTATTTTGTATATTATCACTCTGTGCTTTCCGTGCCTTGGCAACTAAATCTAACTGACTTGAGATAACCTTCGCCTTTAAATCTGTTTTCTTACTCGCCATATCTAGTTGATGTTTTTCTCTTTCGTTCATCATCTTCTGCTGTGCTTCAGCTAATTTGATTTGGCTTAACTGAGCCGCCTCTTGAACTGTGTTCTTCCCCTGATTTGCCATAACTTCTTCTGCTCTAGGAATACCAGCAACCTGACCTTGAACGTCCGGCTGAATTTCCAGTTTCATCAAAATCTGCATTTGTTCGTTTCTAGTCAAGAGAGGATAAATCTTGTCGAGTTGTAAAAATTCCTTCCACGATTCTTTCGGTTTGTTCTGTTCACGTTTCTGCATTTCCTGTGCGAACTCTTGTTCACTCAACATAAGGTCGTCTATGTTTATGTTAAACAGATTGTATTTCCGCTTCTGGATTTTCTCTAAGTGCAACGGAGTCATTAAGCCCATCGGAATACCGGCCTGTGTGCCGAATTGCGCCAAGTAATCATACTGCTGTACTAAGAGTTGTCTCTCTGACTGTGACACGCCGATGTCAACTTCAATGTCAAAGTTCCCATCAACGTCATCAGGTTCCACCACAACATCGCTTCCCAGTATCGGCATGGGTTGGTCGGATTTCCATTTCTGGTTGATAAAGATAAAGTCCTTTACAAGTCCGGTTAAAGCGGAAGTGGCAATCGCTCTTGCACTCATCCGAAGGCGTTTCTCTGCCGCTCGTGAAATAAGGTTAATTCCGGTAGCGGTCTTGTTAAGCGAGTCTCCGTCCGTGCCTTGGTTGTATCGGGAAGAACCCGTGGTTTCCTCGTTCTCTCCCTTCAAGAGTTCGTAGGCTTTCAACGCAAAACTGTCGGCGGTCTGTACCGGAACCTCACCAATATTTTCAGGGTCGCCGTAAATAACATCAAACGGTTTACGGGTCTGAAGTAAAGACTGCATACGAGTATCTTTGGTGATTAAGTTACGGTAGGTACTCATTGCCGCTTGGTCTTGGATGAACCTCAAAAGGTTGGTCATAACCTTCTGGTCGTTTTCCAATATAGAAGGGGGTGCTATTCCACACACTCGATGAGGCATGGGTAGCATACCCCCTATCCTAAAGGGAGGACGCTTGTAGGGGTTTTCTTCAACTTGAGCAACGATGTCATCTTCTATCTTGACGACAATAGAAGGTTCTAATAGGCCGTCCCCGTCTAAGTCCAGTTTGCAATAGCACTCCCGCACGGTAAGTTCTTTATGTAAATCACTCTCATCTCTTTCTACGGTTGTGTCGGCTGCGTCCGTACTCCACCCGTCTATGTCCGTTTCGTAAGCGACCTGATCGGAGGGCTTGTCATCTTCCTCTGAAGTGTACTCAAGGCACTTGTCGTAAGTTCCTTTTCTATAAATTCCCGCCCGTTCTCTTTTTCTAATGTCATTCAGGGAAAGTTTGAATTGGTGATAAACAAGTCTCCCGTCTATCCCGCCCCAATCTGTTCTCTTGCAGTCGGGGGAATAACCAAACCCCCACGGGTCAACGCTCTCGAACACCGGCCCAGAATACTTAACTTCCTTGCGAGCCACCTTGACATTCTCTAATACAGTTGTCCCGTCCTCTAAAGTCGTTTCGGTATACTTGGTAATCTGGACGTTGCCCTGCTGAACCAACATGGAGAGTTCTTCCAGTGTCAGCCGGTCGTACTTGTCGTAGATAATATCGAAGTCGTCTTTCTTGTAGGCTTTTAAAACGCCGTAGTGGTAGAGTCCACAATCATACAGGAAATCATAAAGATGTCTGTACCCGTCCTGTTTGACGAACATCTGGTTCCTGACGAGTTTCTGAAGTTTCTGTGACCTTTCGTAGTTGTCGGACTTCAACATGAAGAAATCGGAATTGAAAATCTCCAAGAGGGAACAGAGATTACTCTGGTGGTTGACCCAAATAATTCTTGCGATAGATTTTGACCACCCATCCCTTTCGTTACCGTAGGCATCGCCCCTGAAGGCTCTGGCGTAGGTTTCACGGTCGGAGGCTAATTCGTCCTGTATTTCTTCCGCACGGTCTAAATCCTTTTCGATTGCGTCAAGGATTTCTTCGTCTGTCAGTTTAATTTCCATTAGAGCATCACCGCTTTTTGTTTTGTGGTACTGAATTGAAACTCGTCAAACCATTGGGTGTTCTTTAAGACCAATCTGTAAAGGCACTCCACAAAGTCGTCATCTACCTTAGAGGGTTTTAAAGTGTCGGGGTCATACATCCAATCTTCCACTTGCTGAATCGTCTTTACGCAGTCCTTAAAAAAGAACAGTCCCGGCATTTCGTTCTCTGTCCACAACAGAGAGTTCAACATCGCAATCCCTACTTCCTTATCTTTGGAAGCAGTACCCAAAGGATAATTCCTAGAAGCAAGAGTCTCAGAGACCAGACTAAAAACATCTATTTCGTTTTCCTTCCCGCCCTTACTTAAAGGGTCAATCTCAATGGAGTTGATTCTTTCGTAGTGCCTGTCCCGAATCTTTCTTATGATTTCTTCGGCTATGTACTTTGGGTTGCCCTTGTCCCAAATCTCATCACAGACATACTTGAATCCGTTTTTAAGAGTCGCCACGAAAACCACCGCCCACTTCTTAGAGGGGTGAAAGTCAATCTGAATATCTATGAGAGCGTCCAGAGGAATCGGGAATCTGTCTCTAACGTGCTTCTTCCGGTCGAACTTCGGACACACCAGAGACGACATATAAGAAGGCTTGCCCTCTAAACGTGCCTGTTTCTCATCGTCCGTTAGGGTCTTGGCAAACTGGTCAATGCCTTCCTTGGTAAGCCCGTATCCGAGGTTGTCGTAAATCTTCCCGTCGATATTAAATATCGTGAGGTCAGGTGAACCGTCATCAAGCCTCGCTTTAATGACTTCTCTGTGAATCCACGCCTCTTTTAAGAGGG